TCCAATCTGTACGATCAGCGCCCTTGTATTTCATTCTTGATACAAAACCTTCTGTTAGTTGTGCATTGTCGTAAAATACATCTAAATAAGCCTTAACGCCAGTTGTCTTTTTGTTCACATACTTACCTTCAAAACGAACGTTAGTAGTTAACGTATGGGCTTTTAAGTCTTCTAAACATGGTTGCCATGGTGTTACGTCTTCGCCTTTTTCAATTTTCAAGCAATTCAAGTAATAATCAACAGCTTGGTCTTGTTTGTTGTAAATAGCGAATATACAGCTGTCAAAGTCATATTCAGCCGTGAATGTTGTTGCAACTCGTTGGCTTATTCCTGGAAGTCCTATTGTCATTACTTCGTTTTGTTGGCCAACTATCTCATTGTTTTTATATAGATACAGTTTAAACTCTATTTCAATATCATTTTCAGTGTTTTTTAACATATCCATAGAAACTGTATATTTATCATCTTTTTTAACGTTAAATTTAAACTGATCACTTACCAACCCACGAAATGTATCGGTTGGAGTTCCAACAATTTGAATACCATCACCAAAGTTATCTATAGCTTTAACGAAATTTAATTCTAAACCATTGTTGATGGCGTTTGTACTCCAGTGTAATAGCTTATGTTCAAAGTTTGAATTAGGTAAATAATTCAAGTTTGTTGTTGCTTCTGGTCTTAAGTCCTCCACGTTCGGCATCCAAGTTTTAGGTACTGTGTTACCATAAGCCATATAAGGTTCAGCGATCTTAAAGTGGCCGTTCTTAGTCGAGAATATAAAGAATAAGTTATCATCTAAAGAGGTGAAGTCGTTTTTAACTTCATATACAAATTCTTTTACCACCCAAGTGTTGTGGGGTGTATTAGCACCTAAGTCAAACCCAGCCATTTGCTTGTTATTCTTGTGTGATTTTAAAGCTAAATGTAAGCCGTTATCCAACGGTACATCATCAAATATATAAATCGGTAATCTAATTACGATTTTTTCACCGCGTTTAAATTCCTTTTTATCACTTCTAAATGAAATACCTTTCCATGCATTTTTAGTCAACCCGTTATTATTAATCTCAATAGAGTTTTTATCATTATAATCTTTTTCATTAATAGTAGGTGTTGCACCATGCAACGTATAAGCGCTACTATCTTTAATTTGAGTATCTTTTAATAAGTTAAAGTTAAATGCTGAAATTCCATCTTCTCCTAGTATTCTAGTCCAGCTGTATTCTCGTGGATCTGTTGGCGGTGTTTTCTTATCACCACTATATATCCCAATATACTTAGAGTTAGAGTCATCATTCATATTACTACCATCAGCATTATTAGAGTACTTCTTATGAACATAAGCATCTTTTCCCTTAAGTCCTTCCATGTTAGGAATGCTCTTTTTAACTTCGTCAATAATTTCTTGGGCTTTACCTTCAACAATGTTCTTGAATGTCTTTTCAACAACTTTTTGCTCCAGGTGGAATTCCCCAGTATCTAAGTCCCAATAACTCTTGCCATCGGCCGCTTGTATTCGTCCAGCTTTCAATATACCCGCATTGATAAGATCCAGTGTAGCTCCATCCCCATCAAGAAATGTTTTCCAGTTCCATTCCCCGTTAGGTTTCTTAGTGTTAGCTATAGCAATCTTACCAGCACCCATATAAACTACCTTGGTTGGGTTCTGATCTATTGGTTTATCAAATGAATAGTAACCTGCAGGCAATTCATATTTGTTATTGGCCTTAAGATCATAGTTATAACCGTCTTCATTTAAGAACTTATCTGATAAACGCTCTCTTATCTTATCTAACCAATATATTGTGTCATTTTGGAAATTCTTAACATCCTTAGCAAGTTCTATAGTCCTGCTAAATGGTGAACTTGTAACCTTGTCACCAATTCTAAATTCAGTCAGTTTATTATCTGTAAGGTTTCTAATAACCTTAAAAACTCTTGTTTTGTACTTAATTCCTAATTTAGGGTTATAAACTCCCACTGTATCCCCCAGGTCTAAGTTACCAACATTGCGAACTGTTGCCTTGTACTCGACTTGAACCCTACTATTCTTTTTCAGCCATTCGTAAGAAAGTAATAGTAAGCGTTCTGGATCTTCCTCGTCTTGAAACTCGACTATTTTAACCCTTGGTTTAGTTCCTTTTTCGAACCCATAAATTTTAGTAAGTGCTGGTATTTCAAGCATTTCTTCACCAGCTGGCTTATCCACTGGCTTACCAGCAAATTTTTCCCATACAACATCTTTATAAGTTATTCTTCGACCATAACCACCAGTGGCCTGGCCATCTTCATCCCTTATTTCTTCACCTTTACCACGACCAATTACAGCCGTGTATATAGCGCCTTTTGAGTTTTTCTCATGCACTGTTAACAAGTCCTTACCATGGATGAATACTTTACCATTGTCACGCCCCATACGTGTAAATACATCCAAGTATCTAGCTGTAATCTTACCTTTAGTAAATTCCAACCTTGGCACAATTTCAATTTGTGTTTCTTCCACTAATTTACTAAGCGCTTCTTTTCTTGATAAATAATAGAAATTACCAGAATATAAGCGTTGAACGTTAACAGTCCCTAACTGCCAGCTTGATCCATTTAATAAAGTAGTTAAAACTCCAACTAGTTCCTTATTTTGCGGTCTGTAATCTTTAATGTAACCATCGCTTTCCATATCATCAAAAAATTTATGCACTGCTGTAATTTTTACATGTGTTGTACTTTCCTTATCCACTCTATCTATTTTATATAGGTGGAATACATCTTTTTGTTTATAGTCCTTGTGGCCAATAAATACAGCCTTATCGACTAAATCATTATAATTTACTACGACTTCTAACGTGTGAAGTTTATTTAATTCATTCGTTTCTTTTCCTTCCAGAGGATCGACTGCACCTATTAAGTTTTCATTGTTATCAAATAAAAATAATTTTGTCATTAGTATAATCGCTCCTTCGTATGAACTTCCAATAGCTTACTATTTGTACTTGTAATTACATCACCTTGCTTAACAGCAAAATCAAAGTCACTTTCAACAAAGTCTATTAAATCGCTCTTATTAGTAGAATTAAGCTTTAATATGTAATCAGCGTTTAAGTCTATTTCTAACACATCCCCCATTGCAAACTTGTGGTTAATTACTAGCTTTTTAGTAGTGTTTTCATTTTTGATTATCACCTTATCACCAGTTGATGCTGTTGCTGTTTTTATAAGCACTGGTACACATTCATTAGGGTTTTTAGGTAACTTGGTAATAGTCACTCTATTAGTTCCAGTATCTTTATCAACGTTCTTATACTTGTAAGGATCCAAGCATAAGAAAGAAATAGTAGCAACAACGTTATTGTCAATCTCATCTATTTCATCAGCACTTTCAAAAAATGCATTAAAGTAATAATCTGGTTCGTCTGTAAACTTAAGCTGTTTAGGTTCTGGCTTATGTAATAGTAAATTAAGTTTATTAAAGTTCTCCCTATAGTTGGCGCTAGTATTCTTTAATAGGTATTTAATAACTATTGGCCTTGGTTCTAATGTATTTGATGTTAAATACTTCCCATCAGCCCCAGGCGTTTTGTTAGACTCTATTTCACGCCCTATTAAAGCACGTCCCTTAACTGATAGAGTAACAAACCCTGGGATCACATCTTCTAGCGCTTGGCCATTAAATATAGTTTTAAAAGGAGTAGTCGTTGTGACTACTCCTCCTGGTTTTGTAAAATCATACATATTTTCAATTACCTTTCTAAATAGAATATACTTCTTCAAGCTGGATATTTTGCTTGTTAACGTTATTCACATCATCAACAAACTTGCCAAATGCATTGTTACCTAACTGAAGGTTTAATTGCATTGGACGTTTAGAGAAATCATATTCAGTACGAACTTCACCAGAAATAATATCGTTTCTTGTTACACCAATATTATTTATATCGCTATTTAAGTTAGCTGGTGAAACAGCATAATTGATATTGTCAGCCACTTGTGTAGCCAACTTACCAGCATAATTTATAGCTTTATTCGCTGTATCTTTCATACCAACAACCATTCCCATAGGCACCCATCTGGTAATCTTAGCAACAACCCTAGATGGTGAGTGGATAGCTAAAGCACTTCTAATAGCACTAGCAGCCGCGTTAGCAATTGACATAGCTGTTGCCATTACAGCCCCAGCCCTTGACTGCATACCAGCAATGAAACCATCCATCAGATAACCACCAGCCGAAACAAATTGGCCATAATAAGACTGTAACGTACTTACTGCTTGACTTCCCATTTGTTGAACTGTGCTGACAACTGTTGATTGAGCTTGTCTAATTCGGCTTTCCAACTGGCTCATACTATTAGATGTTGCATTGTTAATGCTGTTAAATGCATTTTGCAACGTTTGTTCCATTTGTGAAGCTGCTTGTTGTACTGTACTTGAAATAGTACTAAAGCTTGAACTAATGTTCGAACTGATGCTTGCCATAGTAGAACTAATATTACTAGCAACAGAACTAAATGTTGAACTTGTTGATGATTGAACTTGGCTGCAACCTTGTTCTACTGCACTAGTTACACCTTGCATAGCGCTTTGAACTTGTGACTGCATATTCTGGAAATTTGAAACAACCCCAGTGGCCAAGTTTGCTGTTGCTGTATTTGCTGTATTCGCAACATTTTCCCAAGTCGCTTGGTTAGTCATACTTACGTTATTTAAGCTTGTTTGTGCTGCCATATCTACTTGTGACAAGTTTGCTCCAACTACTCCAGGCATTAAGCCTGTTTGCATACCAGCAACGCTGTTCATCATTCCAAATTGTGCCGTTGCATTTGCTGATAAAGCATCTAATTGGGCGTTTGAGTTTAATGTCATAGCACTTAGGTTAGCATTTACGTTTTCAGCTGCCATCGCCGTATTCGTTGTAGCTGCCGTGTTCACCGCTGCCATGTTCAAGTTCGCACTATTAGACATTTGCATAAACTGCATATCAGAGTTCATAACCATTCCAGTAATATTAGTCAATGCACCCATTGCACCAATACCAGTTAGTGACATCATAGAATTAGAGATACTTGTAAAATGTGCAATAGCACTAGCATCTAAATTCGCAAATGATGCACTCATTCCATCAAGTGAAGCTGATGTACTAGCGCTTGACTGCGCTATTCTACTTGCTGCACCTTCAGCAGCTGCGGCTGTTCCTTCTCCACTTTCCTGGGCTTTCTGTTTCATTTGATCCATGCTTTCACTGACTTGTTGGCTTGACTCTTTAGACTTAAGCCCAACATATTCAAGGGCTTTTCCTATTTTATCACCAATCCACTTGAATACATCACCAATGGCCTTAAATACAGCATCAACAGCATTTCTAAACCATTCACATTTATTATATAGCGTTACTAGTCCACCAATTATTACAGCTGCAACGATACCCCAAGGCCCCAATAAACTCATGAATGCAACCCTTACAGCAGCTAAAACAGTAGTAATAACAGTACCAGCAGCACTTACCACGCTACTAACTGCGCCCCATGCTGCTAACGCTACTTTACTAGCATTTACAGCGGCTGACAATACAGTCATAGCTGCTTTAACAGTTGTTACAACCGTTACAATAAGTCGAAATGCTCCAGCAGCTGCTAGAACTGTTGCTATTAAAGTTCTTAACCATTGGTTATTTTGTAAGGTTTGATTAAGCCATGATAAGAATGCATTTACGATGCTTAGCACCACGTTTATTACTGGCGCGGCTGCACTTACTAAAGATCCTAGTACAGATACAACCATGTCGATGGCTTGCATTGCTATCTGTGCAAACGTAACAAACAATTGTTTAATGTTAGTCCAGATTGAGTTCATTAAGTCATGTGTTGTCTGGTTGGTATTATATAAATGCACGAACGCTGCGACAACAACAGCTATTGTTGCAACAACCCCCATCATTGATACACCAACACGGCCAAACACTTCAGAAACAGCTGTTAAGGCTGCTTTTACTCCAAGTCCACCTTCTTCAATTGGTTTTAACCAGCTATGAATTAATGTCAACGCTGGCACGACTGCTAAGGCCACCCCAGCTAATGTTATCATCTTAGCTATTAATTGTGCTACTCCTGGGTTTGTTTGCATCAAAGCATTAAACCATTGTAAGAATGCATTAGCAACATTTAGAATTGACATCGCTAACGGTGCCATCCCTTGCGCTAGTAATGAGAATGTTTTTGCCAAGTTACCAATCAACTGACCAACTTTTGGCGCTGCTTCTTCGATGTATTTAACAAAGTTCTTAAATGCTTGGTTCTGACTTAGTTGGCTGCTCCATTCTCTGAACCGCCCCATAAGTCGTTCAAACCAACTCATTGCTGTTGCTGCCATTGGCCCAAACGCTGCGAACATTTGAACTAAACCAACAGTTAGATCACGGAATGCACCCCTAATTTTTGGTATATTTTCGTTTACATAATTAGTGAACTGTTGCATTCCTTTACTATCAGCAAGTTTAGCACTCCATTCATCAACACGTTTACTCATGTCTAAGAAACCTTGTGACATACTAGCAGCTAATGGCCCAAAAGCAACCATTAAACTAGCTAATGAACGTCCAAAGAAACCAACACCACGCGCAACTTTATCCAGTGTACTTGCACCGTTACTATTTAAGTAATTAAAGAAACGTTCCATTGGTGCACTGTCCATCGACTCATTCAGTGACTTAGATAAATTCTTCATTACTCCAGAAGAGTCCACCATTAAGCCGTTTAGCTTATTCAGTACTTTTCTAGCTGCTTGAACTCCATTGTTGAACGTTTCAAAGTTATTAGACTCTAATTGGTCTGATAACTTCTTATGATCTTCCTTAAGTCCGTTAACAGAGTCCCTTAAAGCTTCCATCTCTTTAGTCCCTGGGCCTTCACCTTTCATAAAGTCCTTGAACTTTTTCATGTGGCCAACAGCTGTAACTGCGAACGCTCCAATAGCAGCGGCCGCAACCCCAAACGCACTAGTAAGCCCTAGTAAACCACCAGTCAATACTCCAGTCATTGCTCCAACGGTTGCTAATGCACCAGTAGCAGCAGCACCAAAAGCCGCGATGGATGGTATTACAGCTATAAATGTACCTTTTAAAATATTACCTAAAACAACACCCCAAGATCTGATTGACTCAGCGATGTTGTCTAAATCTCTATAAAAACGCTCGTTTCTTGCTCTTATTTGCAAGAATATTTCTTTTCCAATTTGTCTAGCTTTTAAGTTAGCTATTTCTTTTCTGAATAAAGCCGTTCTGGCTTTAACATTAATGTGGTAGTCCCTTTTCTTCGCTAATAACGCGTTTAACTTAGCTGTAAAGCCTTTTGTATCAGCGTGAACAGAAACCTCTATTTTCTTACGCAAACCGCTCTCACTGGCTTTTAATTCAGCCATTTTCTTGCGATATTCGCTAATATCTAATGTGACTGGCTTTTTAATATGATCCTTGCTCCACTGTGTAGCGATAATCTTAATCTCATCAAGCTTACGTTTAGCGCGTGTTATATCAGCATCTATAGGTTTTGTTTCTTCCCTAGATACTTCACGCGCTTTTTCGTTAACTTGGTTCAATTTAGCAATGGCCTTAGTCACGTTAGCATCAACGTCCTTTTTGCTTTCTTTTGCTAATTCTTTTGCTTTTTGGTCTACTCGTTCCATTTTTGTCATTGCTCTTTTAATATCAGCATCAATTGGTTTTGTACACTCAAAAGCTGTTTCTTTAATCTTCTTGTCAACTTGTGACATTTTACGTAAGAAACTTGATATATCAGCACTTATCTTAGCATTAAAACGTTCCTGCATAGCGCGCACCCTCCTTCTAAATTCTATTTTTCTCGGTAATCGTTAAACCAGTTTCTAAGGGCTTCTGTTTGCTCCTTAGAATATACTTGGCCTCTTTCTTCATTTTTCTTCAGAACTTTCTTGCGGGCCTTATCTCCATTAAATAGCTTTTTAGAGGTGATACGTTTTTCATTGTTAGCACGCGCATTGAATATAGCAGCGATTGAAAAGCGTTCTAATTCGTCTATCTCGTCCAGGAATGCACCTTTTAAAAAGTTCTGATATTCCCTATTAGTCCATGAATACATCAACTGCACATCATAAACTTTTAAATACCTTGATACACTTTGTTCAAAGTCATCAAAATTTATACCGTTACTCCCAGATCTTTCAGTGACTCCTTGATCATTTGATAAGCTCTCTTGTTGTCTTCCTTCTCCGTTTCCGTCTTCCCTTGAGTATTTAAGATCGTTAAGCCATCTTTCAACTTCGCTGCTTTTCTTCTGAAAAAAGCACTATCATCCAACACACTCATTGCTTCTTTAAATAATTGTAAAGTATCTCCTTCTTCATCAATTCTTTCTTGTAAAGCTTGTTCAATATCTTCACGCTTAAATTTTCGGTTAGGTATATAAGCTGTACCGCAATCCCAGAATTTTACAAGTGCTTCTTCATCGTTTTGGATAATTCCCATAAAAATATCAGAAAAAGCATCTGTTTGTTCGTTTCCATTTTGATATTCTTGCTTAGCACGTTTAGCAAATGCAAACGTTCCTTTTGCTTCGTATTCGTTTCCTTTAATAGTTAAAAATGCTGCCATTGTTGTATTCTCCTTGTTTTTAAATAAAATTAAAAAGGGTGATTATTCACCCTTTATTATATGCTTTCTACTCTTGCTGGTTGGCCACCTCGTTCAGTTGCCACTTCACTAGCTGGCGCCGTTACTTTTTTGTACGTACATTACCAGTAGTTTCTCCTGGTTTTTCAAAGTCATAACTTCCAGCGTTTAAGAACTCATCTGGTAATTTATCTAACTCACCAAGTTTAGACTCACCAATTACCTGTAATGTTCCGTTTAATTCAACAAACCCATCAGCTGGTTCTTCTTTTTCAACTGACTCAATTAAGCAACGTGCAAATACTGCATCGTGTTTTTCATTAGCTTTTAACGTTTTATCGATAAGCCATGCTTTGATCTCTTTCTTATCTTTAATAGCGCGCATAACTTCTTTTTGTCCTTCATCATCACTTTCACCATAACAAGTAAATTCTAGTGACTCTGATGTTGGCCCATAAGCTAACACACGCCCAAATTTAGTTTGTTCATCAGCTAAGTCGTTTTCAATTGCATGTTTAGTTTCTGTTAAACTTCCAACGATGCAACCTTTATCTCCTTTAGCTTTATCTTCCACTTGTAAAATTAATACTGTATCTTTACCACTTTTTGGCATAGTTTAGTTCTCCTTTATATAAAATTTTAACCTTAGTATTCCATGTTGTGTACGACCATCTATATCATCAATAACAGTAAGTGTTAGCATTTCAGTTTTAAAGACTTTAAATTCTTCATTTAACTCTAAGTGTTTCTTTGATATAGTCTTAAGCGCACTATCTAACATTTCATAACATTCTTTTTTACCTTTGTAATTGCTCCAGGCGTGAATTGTGAAAATCACTTCTTCACCAAAATTAGTTTTAGTAATAAATTCTTTAGTTTCTGGAGTACCAACAACTAGATAAGGATATTCAGTACTATGTTCAACATAATCAAATACCTTATATCCAGTTTCTTTTAACCTTTTAAACAATGCTATTTGTAAAGGTAATAGTGATGTTTTTATCATTATTGATTATCTCCTTTCCTAAAGACTACTTAATTCAGATATCCAGAACGCTCGACCAATTTCAATTGATGGATACCAGAACGGTTGGGGGTGCATACCATACATTGTCACCCACCTATTTAATTTAGTTGAATAGAAACGCCAAGGAATTTTTTTCGCTCTACTTCCTCTAGTTGCATATATACCAGTACCAAATTCCACGTATATCCCGTGTTCGGCTCCAACTCGTACATCAGCGGTGAACCCACCAACAGAACTTTCTATCGATCCTCTTAACTGGCCTTCATCAACTGGCGCAAGCCCCTTAGCATTATCTTCTATTGTATGGGCTGTTCTTGCTACTATCCTTTGTACTTTCTTACTTACCTTTTGAGTATAAGCCCTCGCATATGCTTCTAATGCTGGGTTTCCAAACTTTATTGACATCTTCTAATAGCAGCCCTTATAATCTCTTGTTGGCCGCCTTGATCTTCGAAATCACTTACGAACTCATATCTAACACCCAAATAAACTATTATCATATCTTTTGCAAGATGTTCTAATTCGTTATATCTGAAATATAAGTATCTATCAAAAGTAAATTCTAATCTAGCAGCTTGCAAGCGTTCGTTACTGCTTGGAGTGTCAACAAAGCACTCTAATTGCTTAACCACTTCATCAGTTTCAGTATGGCCGCCCGCTTCGTCTTCAATGTATTTTTTGGCGTGTACTTCTACGATGTGTGGAAACTCATTAAAAAGCATGGAATTTCAACCTTCTATATGGCGTTAGCAATGAAAGCATACTTTCGGGATATTCAGTATTGTAAGTGTACGATACTGTTCCCATTGACCTAGATTTTAATTCGACTGGTACCATGTTTAGTTTTATTGCTTTCGAAATAAACAGTAAAACGGCTTGTGGTACTTCATCATCAAAATCATTGTTACAATAAGCTTTCACCCAGTCTAAGCAAATAGAATAGTATAGAGTGATAAACTCATCGTGTTCATCACTCTTAATATTGGATAGCATTTTAATTTTTTTTAGATAATTATTCATCTGTATCAGCTTCTTTTACTTCTTTTTTAGCTGCTTTCTTAGGAGTGGCAGCCTTTTCCTTAACAATAGTATATTTCTGATGTGCATATACGTTCTCATATGCAAATTCAGTAACCTCTACTATTCGACCGTCTGGCGTTTGTACCTTAATCAAGCCATTCACCTCGCTTATTTATTTATTAAAGTGCTTTAGGTTTTAAAGCAGCAAATGCATCATCTTTAACATTTAAGTAAGCAACATGCATTGTAGCTCTTAGCGCAAACATATCTTGTTCAAATAGGTTTACAGGTTTACCATCAGCGCCTTGGATAGTTGATAATTGTGCATCAGTTGATACTGCGTACTCAATATCTTGTAACACTCCATAACGTGCATAGTCCCAGTCACCAGTTAAAGCAACTGCTTTAGTTTTGTCAATGATATCTTTTGATGTGTATGAAATTGGTAATCCTAAGATCTCATTTGATTTAGAATCAAACATTGGATATCCATTTGTATCTGTTACACTTCTCATTTTAGCTTTAAACGCTCTTGATGTTAATAACCCGTTAGGATCATGTTCATCAGCTTCAACTAATGCTAATAAGTCAGCTAAATCAAAGTAAAGGTTTTTCCCAGTACCTTCAGTAACTGTTTTACTTTTAGCTTCAGCCATTTCAAAGATTGATTTTCCAGTACCCCATGGTGAGTCAGTACCAAATAATACAGCTGAGTCAAACGCTCTATAAAATGCTTCAGCGATTAATGGTGCTGCAATTTTCATAAAGTCTTGAACGCTGTAACGTAAGAACTCTTTAGAGAATGGAATAATAACACCAAGTTTTTTAGTTTCCATTTCAGCTTGTTTCCATTCAACTTTAGAAGTTTGAATACGTTCAGCTTCTGACACCCAGTAAGCCCCAGGCCCTTTAGCTAAGAATGTGAATTTTTTCTTAGGTTTTCCTTGCATATCCTCATATTTAGCTAACTGCATTACAGCTGAATTTTTAATTACTTCTTTTAGTACTAGTGTACCTTCAGACTCTGGAATTTTACCAGTTTTCGCATCTTGTAATAATACGTTATTCGGGTTATGTGGTTTTGTTGTCATATAATTATACCTCTTACTTTCTTATATTGAATTGATTAGCTATTTCAGCTATATTATTTGAATTGTTTTGGCCACTTTCAAAAGTCTTCACTTCACGGCCATTGTTTTTGAACTTAGCATCTACTTGGCTTTGTACAGCGTTTTGGAATAATTCGTTAAAACTTTCTAAGTTTGTGTTAGTTTCATCTTCATCATTACCAATTAAATGATTGACAAAATCTAAAGGTAAGCCCAGATCATTAGCTTTCTTCATAGCTAAATTAGTGAGCTTTTCACGTTCTCTTTCCAGTCTATCGCTTTCAAGTTGTGCCTTAAGTTCTCTTATTTCTTTTTGTTCTGGAGTTTCTCCAGGGTTGCGCTTAGAAACTTCTTCATCAACAAGCTTACTTAAGTTGTTATCTTTCCAAGTCTGTAACCCTTTAGAAAAGTGGCTGTCTAGTCTTGGTTGTAAAAGCTTTGCGCCTTCTTGACTATCTAAGTAACTGTTTACTACTTCGGCCGTTGGTTTCTTCAGTTCGCTTAGATATTCACTAACCGCGCTATCTTGTGAATTAGTTTCTATAAATGTTTTGACTTCTTGTAAGTCCATGTGTTTACCTCCCGCCCATTAAGTTCGCGCCTTAATGTTCTGATGTATTTTATTTAGAAAGTTTAACGTCTTATCCAGGACAAATTTTATTTCTTTATATTTTCTTTATAAAGTTCTTTGTTATCTTTAATAAAATCTTTGCGCCACTCGTTGTAAGTGACATACTCTATCTTTTTGTTAGGTGCAACTACTTCACGCTTAGCGCGCTTTTCAGCTTCACCCTTGCTTAAATCTTCATGTTTAATTAGTTCTGTTACCCTCTTGGCCAGTTTTTTCTGGTACTTAGGATCGTTGTAATTTCTCGATGTTCTGAACTTAGGTAAACCCCTAAGTACATGGCATCGGCAATTTATATCTTCGCTTGGTACTCCAAACATCCTTGGCCCTTTTGCTTTATGGCCACCACTGTGAAAGTAACCATCTTCATCAGCTTTACGACCGTCTAGCGCTGCATGTGAAGCCCTAACCCTACTATCTAAGGTTGCCAACCAGTACTTGTTTACTGATATACCAGCCTTCCTTAATTGTTTATCACTTTCTAAAGTTGCCATTGTTCTAGCACGTCCATTTTCAGTTCTAACAACGCGGCGCGCTTTAGTTGCGCTTATTCCTACCTTCTTGCTAATCTCCTGGGCTGTTTTCTCGTAACTATCACCCTTAATAGCACCTTGTGTTATAGTCTTCTGTATCTCTCTTACTATCTCACTTCGATGTTGTGCCAGTACGTTAGGTAGTTTCATCTTATCAATAGGGTTGTTAAGCAGCTTATTAAGTACATTTTCGCTTGGGATGTCAAAACCCATCTCTATAGCGCTTTGTATCTTGGTGTCGTATATATCGTATATTCGTTGCTCCAGGAATACATTCCTATTAGAGTTTCTAATCTCTTTTAAGATACTCTTGTATGCTCCAGTAGTCTTACTTTCGAACTGTTTCATAAACTTTCTTAATCGTCCATACTTTGAAAGCTGCGACCAAGTAAGCTGGCCACCTTTACTAAGTGAACCATACATCTGACCAAGTAAGCCCAAGTACTCTTGTGTTAAGTTCAAGAATACCTGGTCAATGGCTTCATTCGCTTCAACGCTATACTGCGCTATCTTTGCTTCTAGTTCTGTTAACATCTTCTTCACCTTCAATCGGTTCTAGTGGCTCGTTAGAATACCTTAAAGCTTCTTCTTCTAGCTTTTCTTTCTCAAAGTCAACATCATCTATTAAAGTTGATTGACTTAATCGTGTATCTTCACTAACCACGCCTTGTAATGTTGTTAAGATCTGTGCTTCTTCTAGTCTGTTTACTGGTATATTTCTAGTGAACGTGAAATACATATCCAGGTAAGACTCATCATTTAAGCTAAACCCTCTATGTTTCCAAGCTGTAAACAGAACTTTAAATTGATACATTAAAGCACTCTTGAACTTACGTTCTGAAACTATTGACTTGTTCTCTAGCGCCATTAGTTTGTATCTGATAGCAACACCAGAACTATTCCCGCCAAATGTTTCATCATTAAAGTTTACAGTCTTAGCGAACTTAGCAATGTTATCATCTAAAAGCCCAAGCACATTCATTATAATTGTATCGTTAACATCTTTAGTTAAGTACTTGATATCCATTCTTTCATCAATCAATTCAAATACTCCAGTCTTGTGTAACTGTTCCAGTGTTTCTGGATCAGCACCCATTCCCTTAAGCACCAAGTAAGCAAGCCTTCCCGCTTCTATCTCACTGACTGCGCCAGATACTATCTTGTCATAAGCATCTATTAATGTGTACACCTTTTCAGCATCGCCCATTAATTCATCGTTGTTCTTAACTCCGAACAGTGGCACATGCTCGAACATATGTAATTGTTGATCGACAAAATTTATACTACCATTTTGGCCCTTAAAGTAATAAATATACTTATCATCGTAAAATTCACATTCAATATTGTTGTCATTGTCAACAGCATATCGCATAGCATATACTGGTTCTGAAATGTTATCACCAAAGAATACAGCTTCCCAAGGCTTGATGTTTTTAATACGTTCATTACCTTCTAAGTCGATGTAACATAACCTTGCTGCATAACCGCAAATAGTGGCCAGTTTACCAAGTTCACTATCTAAATCTTCAGCCAAGTTTCTTAAGTTAAAGTTTTTAATCTTTTCTTTTAGCTTATCGTCTTCTTTGTCATAGTCGTAAACAATAGGTACACCATACATATAACCAGTTTTAGTATCGACTATGTCACTGTCATAACTGTTAGCAACTGAATTATGTATCTTGTCATCGATACGATAAACATTACCACCAGTTTCAAAGTCACCTAGTTTAACCGCTTCTTGTTGGAAAATAGGTACTTCAACGCCCTTATAACGGTTGTATTTAGTCTTGTTTTTGTTCATCTTAGCAATGTTTTTCTCTATTACCTTGATGATTATTTCTTTTGTTATCCCACTTGCCTGGATCTGTTCTATAAATTCATTATTAGTATTCATCTAGCGATCAGCCCCCTTTCTTCTAGCTTTTAATCTCATATGAGAGTATATTGCATATCTCATTGAGTCCATCACGTCATCATTTTCTTTTACTGGGTTCCCAGTCTTTTCATCCCATACATAGTTATAAATTTCTTTCTTAAAAACCTTCACTTTGTCAGATACAACAAAAAAGCGGCCAAGTTTTATCAACCTTGCCACTTCCTCTATCCCACTTAATACACTTTTATCGGCGTTTATGGCCCTTATACGTTCCCGTCTGAAGCGTTCAACGTGTTCTGGCCTTGCACTATCACAATAAAAGTTTATGTTGCCATATCGCGCCTTAATATCAAGCGCAACATCAGCCCAATAATCTATTTCTTTGAATTGCTTAGCATGTTCTTCCAGTAAGTACCAGTTATTTAGCTTGTCTATACCAAATACCACTATACTACCAAAGTGACTGTAACCCCAGTCAACTCCAGCTATGTAAGTTTCAAACTCAATGTTATCAACATCATTAATAAAGTGCTTGTTACTATCGAAATCACTGTACACAACACCTTCACCAGTAACCCATAAACCTCTAATATCTCTATCGTAGAACATACCAGAAGGCGTTGACTCTTTAATATTCTGGATATACCTTGGTGATAAGAATGTGTTATCATCTAATTCAAAATGATAAGATATTATGTTTTCGCTTTTGCTATCAATATATTCTTTCTTTAACCAGTGTTCTGGGTTGTCTGGGTTGGTATCAAACACAATCCTAGCACCATCACCAGAACAGCGGGATACGATCTCTTTAAACACTTTCTCATTGGCCAGGGATGCTTCGTTGACATAAGCGCCGAACGCTGTCATACCTCTGATACCACCTAAGCCACCTATTGTACCAGTGAAGGCCTGAACAACCTTAACACCGAACAACGTAAATGAGTTGTGTTTATCAAACTTAATGTCTAACTGGTATCTATTGTATATCTCTTGTAAAACGTTGTTTTGAATTGTCTTACTCGATACACCAGCCAATATATACATTGGTTCTTTTATCTTAAGATTATCAGCAATCTTACGAACCCTTATTAATTCCCTTAAGAATATATCATTATTAATAACAGTCTTACCAGTTCTTTTCGCACCATGTAAGCCAAGTATAAAGAAGTCTTCCGTATTGGTTCGCTTAAGTATTTCAATCTGTTTAGGGGTGTACAATCTATTTAAGTTCATTGATCTCACCATCCACCAGCTTGAACAAGTCTGAAATCTTATCTTCTTGACTGTTATTTGTATTTAGTTCAGCTTCAGCCATCTTAGCTTGTTGCGCTATTAATTTAGTTCGTGCTTTCTGTTCAGCAATGTCATGTTTATCTTTAACGTTTGTCACCTTGGTAATAGCTTCAAACGCCCTTACATTTCCGTTAGCTGCTTGCTGGAACATCTGGAAAGCTAACAGCATTTCATTGGTTGCTTCAAACCCTAGCGACTCTAACAAGTCCTTAGCTTTTTCACCAGTGACATCAGCGGCCAGTATTACCTCTAACGCTTTCTTAAGATCAGCTTTCTTGCGCCGTGCTTTATTAGCGGCGTGGGCTCCTCTCCTTGATAGTTCTTTATGGTGGGCTGGATCCAGAGTGCCAAAAGGTTTAAGGTTTGCTAAGCTTTTTTCATTACCATTCCCAGCCATAATTTATTCAACTCCTTTAGTAATTCAAATAACCTTTCGGTCTAATCTTTTTATTTTTTTCTCTTAGGAAATTTATTCTATTTCTAATAGCATCATGTTCCTTTTTCTGGTCATGTGGGTTAAGCCTTTGTGCTTTTATTTCTAAGCCATCCATTAACCTAGCATATCTAAATTGACTATACCTTTTCGGTTCATAAAAATTATGGTTAGTACCTTTATGGCCGTTAGCGCGTTTAACTCTTTCTTCTCTTAAAAATCTTTCGTGATTAGTTCGTCTTCTTATTATTCGTTTCAACCCTTTTTGGGTTGCTGCATCCAGCTTATTAGGGTTAGTTCCTATCTTATAGTTATTAGTCTTTCTAATGGCAACTAAACCATTACTATGAATACCTTTATTCTTTAATCTTCCAGAACTTGCTCCTCTACTTCCCATTTTTATCACCTTCTTTCATTCTATCGGTTACAGCATTGCTAATGTGTATCACTTCAACGCCTTCACCATAATCAAATTCTAATTCACCACCATACACAATTAATCTAGTTGGCGTTAACCTATTTAACATCTCACGAACTCCCGCTTCCCATACTGCCATAGCATCGCTATCCCTTTTAACTCCAATAGTCGATATAGATAACGTTGAATTACTTGGCAATCCATCGAAACAGAAGTTAAAGCTATCTTTCCCAGCCCATGAAACGGTTGGTATTACTGTTAAGCCGTGATCTTGCATTATCTGACCAATAAGCCTGCTTCTGTACACATTCCAGACCATCATTGCAATCGGCATATCCATGTATAAGCTAAAATCTGGCGTTAGAACACAATCAAAATTCGTTAGCTTTTCAATGTAATATCCTGGGCGTTGCCAAATTCTTTCAAATTGGTAATCATCTAAGTAGAAATGAACGCCCTTGCGATAATCTGGCTTATTAAGCACATAATTAAAGCCTTGCAAGTCAGTTGGCTCATGATCAACCCCATCAATATAAGGCATCTGATAAAAGCCTTCTGTACGTTTTTCATCGTATTCAAATAGGTTATACTGTTCTATCGTTGTATCGCGGTGATGTTCTTTATCATCATCTTCATCAATTTCATTGTTGGTATTATCCAACTCAATTTCAATAGGTTCAAACTCTAACCCGAACTTAGTCATATCAATTTCAATGTCTTTAAGTTCGATGTTAAGTATCTCGTTGTCGAACCCAGTTGCCATATTCGTAGCATTAGCAGCCAAGATATAACCCTTCTTTTCATCCTCTGTTAAGTGTTCTAACCTAACAAAAGGCACTTCAGTAAGTCCCAACAACTTAGCGGCTTCAACACGCCCGTGGCCACTCAATATCATATTGTTTTCATCAATCTCAATCGGATCATTGAACCCAAATTCTTGAATTGAGTTAGCAATATGTTGTATTTGCGCGCGTGTGTGTACCTTAGCGTTGCGCTTGTACTCCTTCAGTTTTTCTAGTTGTATTTTCTCTCGCTGCATTCTCGTTATGGCTCCCTTCTTTTTTTCTCTTTTAAGCATAAGAAAAAGCGCTATTTAAAGCGCTTTATAAAGGTTTGTATAAAAATAATTTATGTTACATTCCAAAATAACAAATAAGAAGAAAAAATATTAATAAAAATTAGCTTATTATCAACAGATTTTTTGTAATTGTTTAACGGAAAAGCAAAGGTATTTT